ACCCCAACGAATAAAACCAGCACCATACCAACTGTAATCCATATAGAACATTTGCATTTTGGCAAGGTTCATGTTAAATCCGCTTGGTCCTGTTCCGTCACAACGATCAATGTTCCAAAGACTTTGTGGAATACGTAAGTCAATAGTTTTACTAACAATAGCATTTGTTAAGTTTGCAACACCACGATAAGCAGGTGAGATAGTCATACTTGTATCACTAGCAATATTGACAATACGATAACTCATGCCCTTAATAACAATAAAATCATTTGGTTGTAGTTGCTTACTAAAGATAGTGCTTACACCGTTTACTGTTTGACCAGTTACAGTGCTACTACCAGCATTGACGCTGACAAATCCACTTATTTGTTGTGTGCTACTACGACGAACTGCATATAATGTTTGACCATCAAACTCAAAGAAAATACCATTTTGACTATCAAACATACCTGTACGTACAGCAGCATTATACCACCCAACAACACTTACAACAACAGGACCACTTGCTGTTGTAGCAGTTACAGCGGCTGACAATGTATATGTGAATGTATAGGCATCTTTAACTGCAGCAACCGTAAATGTGCCATTATATCCAGTTTCATTTGCACCTGAAATAGTAATTGAAACACCAGGATTAACGTTATGAGCTTGTTTAGTAACAACAGTTGCTGTACTACCTGCTGTTAGAGCACTTGCAGTCAATGAGTCAACGTTAAAGTTTGGCTTCATGATAGTACCAGTGCTCATCTGGATACCCTTACCACTTTGGTAACGGAAATAACGACGAGTTTGGCGAACATACTGTTGGTTATGACTTTGTGCGTTTGTGCTGAACTGAACACCACCATCAAATGCACGGTGAACTGTTAAACCTGGTGGACGAACAAACATATTTGCTGTTGCAGTAACTGTTGCACTACTTACAGTAGCATTAGCAGGATTGCTTAATGTAATGCTTGTATTAGTTGATGTTGCAGTAATATATGTTCCAAAAGGAATACCGTTTGCTGGTTGAATATATTGTCCAATGAAAGCATTTGCAGTTGCGCTACAAGTAGCAGTAGCACTATTAGCAGTAGTATTAATAACTAATGTATTACTTGTATTAATAAAACTACCAGGTGCACTTGCAACATAAGTTGTAAATGCAGTAGCATTAGGAACACCTACTACACTCCAACTACCATTTGGTGGAGTTGTAGCATTAGCACCAGTTATCGCAATTTCATTACCTAAACTTAAACCATGTGGAACAGCAGTAGTTACAACCAGTAGGTTGCTGCTTACTTGGTTAATGTTTGATAATTGTATTTGTGCGTTAGCAAATTGTTTACCATTATATATAGCGGTGACACCAGCATTGTTAATACTACCAGTTGAGCCTGTATATGTATATTTTCCTGTGTATGTAAAGTTTGTGCCAGCAGAAACTGAATTAACAACATAAAGACCGTCAGCACCTGTAAAAATAGTGTCTTGGATGAATACAACACTGCCTAATGCTGGTGGTGTAGTGGTTGCAACAGTATATGTTATACTTCCACTTGTAGCTGTAATATCAGTATAAGCCTGCACGCTTGATTGAGTATAATACGCAAATGGGCGATTATTTATAAGAGAAAGTGATTCCCACTTGGTTGACTGTGCACCATATTCAAAGTCAGTATCAATAAGTGCTTGTGGCGATGATGTTCTAAACTTATTAACAGGGTCAGTTAGTGTTTCACTCGGAGTAAATGATTGGTCAAATGTATCGGTAATAATCTGCAATTTATCAGATGAACTCATGGCAACTGTGTTGTAGTTAAGAACAATAGTTGTATAGTTATTTTGACCTGTGCTGTCAGAAGTAATTGTATAACTTGTAGCTGTAAGACTATTATCGCTAAAATTGTAAATTACAGTGTTTGTTGTGACGTTTGTAATCAATATCATACGTTCACGTGGAATAACTTTGTTAATCACAATTGTGCGTGTAGTTGGATTAAATGTATAATATTGGTCTAAAATAACGTTTCTTGACATAAGAAGTCCCTGTTGTTACGATTACAGATATTTATATTAATCTGCGCCTAGCAATATATCAACTGGTTTAAATGGATATATTTTTGGAGGTTGGCTGTAACTTCCAGTAACTGTTCTAACCAAAACTTGGCTGGCTATTTGTAATGAATCTGCAAACTTAATAAGTGGACCAGATAACACTGTTCCATTTGGATAATAATAATTTATAACCGTATATCCTTTATTACCAGTAAGGACAAAACTTTGCCATAAACTTTCAATATTGTAAGCCCATGCAGGTTGTAATTGTCCATTAACTGTTACTGTTAATTGCCATGGACTTAATATAGTAACATTGGCTTTATTATAAGTTAATGCGAAAGTATTAGTTGTACCATCAACATAATTACTTAAATCATCTAAATCATATATGGAACTTATAATTGGTGTTCCATTTGAATAATAATGACTATTACTGTAAAGTGCGGTTGCATTTATGTTACCGCCAACGCCAATACCACCACTTACTACTAATGCACCAGTTGTTGAAGAAGTAGATGTTGTTGCACTATTAGATACAAGATTGCCACTTGTTTTGTTATATTGCAGATAAGTTGCGCCAGCAAAATTTGTTCCATCGTTAAATTGAATAAATGTGTTGCTACCACCAGCAGGCGTAGTTATAGTACTACCATTACTATAAAGATAGTAATTACTGTAAAATGCATTAGCATTTACTGTAACAGCAGATAAAGTCCCTTGGGTAATTGTAGTAGTGCTTGGTGTTATGATATTACCATTTTCATATATGCGCATGGCTTCAACAAGTGAAGAACCATTATAAGTGCTAAACACCATTTGACCAACGTTGGTTGCTGTTGCACTATTTGTTACACTTATACGTGCACTATTGACAAGTGTATTTCCACCAGGCACTTTGTCAACAAAGTCAATCTTACTTTGGATACCACTGCCGCTACCGCTGCTTCCTTGAATTTCAAGAGCACCAACACCAGTAACTTGGCTACCAGTATCACCAAGACGTGCGCCCATAATAGTTAGATAAGCACGACTACCAGCAATTAAACCGATGTTTTGGACACCAGTTAGTGTAGTAGTTGAACCAATTAATATATTAGCAGCATAAATGTTACCACCAACACCCAAGCCACCAGCAAGAACTAGCGCACCTGTGCTAGTTGAAGTGCTTTGTGTTGTGCTGTTAGATACAAGATTACCACTTGTTTTATTATACTGAATATATGTTGCACCACCTAATGAACCAGCATCACTAAATTGAACCATGGTATTACTACCACCAGCAGATGCAGTAACAGCAACCCAACTTAATCCACCGTTGCCATCTGTGCGTAAAACATAACCAGCGGTTCCGCCAGTAACATTTAAACTGTTAACATCTATGTTTAAATTACCAGTTACTGTAAGCGTATTAGCAACAGTTAAATTACCATAACTGCTTGGATTACTGCTTAAGTCTAACCAATATCTGTTATTGTTAGCATCTTGAATGTATTCATAAAGAATATCTGTATTACCCTGATACCAAGTATCACCTAAATTAGGTGAAGTAGGAGCAGTATTACCAGTTCTAAAACGTGGAAGTGCGGTAGAACCCATATAAATGTTTCCACCAGCACCTATGTTTATATTACCACTATTTGTTACATCAATATTACCAGTAACTGTTAAGCTATTAGCATATTCAGTAAGAGATATTGTTTCATATGATTTTGTAATAATATTACCAGTAACAGTTAAGCTACCAGCAATATTAACATTGCCTGGAAAAGATGTAACATTACCGTTAACACTATAAAGATTACTAAAATTAATAGCAGTTGTATTAATTGTAACGTTAGAACCGCCACCATTAATAAAATAAAAAGCATTACCGTTTATTGAACCTGCTTCAACAAACACCATTGCACCAGGACTAATTTCACGCCAATCGTTAAAATCACTACTGCGTGTCCAACTACCGTTAGCACCTGTGCCTAATGTAGTTACACGATAGATACCATTAAGATAAGTTGGGGATTGATCTTTGACAAGAACACGGTCATTTGCTGATAAACTTACGCCATCAATAGTATTTGGAGCTGCTGCAAGATTGATATTTGCGCCAGTAGAAGCTGCTTTTACACTATCTTTATAATCGTTAACAAGACGAGTTAATGCCATTTTTATTCTCTAATATAGTATTTACCCTATTAGAGACGACCAACAACAACCTCTATAACGCCTGTTCCGTCACCAAAATTCTCTAATGCTTTACCGATAACACTGCCCATTTTTGGATTGCGTTCCATACGTGCAGTTCCATCACCATTACTAACTACCATAGCACCTTTTTCTATTGGACCTGTAACTTTACATGGGACACGACCTTGTAGTGCAACAGCAACAAAGTTTTCTTCTAAGCTACCATTCATAAGATAAGCAGGATTAGTTGATACTACACCAGCAACATATTGACTAGCATTGATATTACTGAGAGTTACTTCTGCGGTTCCACCAAAGTCAACTACTGTGCCTGGTTCATAATCTACATCACTTGTATAACGTTCGGCCAAGTCAGCGTATTTTGCTGTGGTTGAGGTTCCAAGGAAGTTTACTGCATATACGTTATTCCAATATAAACTAGTTGTGCCAAGATTTACAGATGCGTTAGCACTTGGTGATACAGCACCACTAAATGTTCCAGTAGTTGCTGTAACAGGACCACTACTATAAACATTACCAACAAATATTGTGTTAAAGTAATTGCTTGGACCACCAAGGTTTAGTGTATTGTTTGTTGTTGGAAGTATATTTTGATTACTACGCCAAGCACTAGCAGCATTGTTATAAGTCCAAGTTACAACACTATTATTTCCAAGTAGGATACCAGCACCATCAACACCACTTGTTGTATTTTGGTTGTTTGCTAATACAAGATTTTTATTATCTGTAACAATGTTACTTGAACCACTTGTTGTAATAGCTCCAGTAACTTGTAAGTTACCACTAACAATAAGACTGTTTACAATGTTAACGTTACCAGTTGTATCAATATAAGCACGAGTAGTATCATTCTGTTTTAAGTTAAACTGACTGTTTGTTACAGAACCAACGTGGAAACTTGTTGCATCAGTAATTGCCATACCAACGGCACTACCAGTATTGTTACGAACAAAAAGATTTCCTGCGCCGCCAGCTTGTAATGATGTGTTACCAGTAATAAAAACACTACCATTTGCAGCAATAAATGCTGGTGTTTGACCTGCCATTTTAAAGTTAAGCTGTGTTGCACTTAAACTACCAAAGTGTGTATAACTATTATCTGCAACAATATATGCACTAACACTACCTGTGTAGTTATTGGCATAAATTGTTCCAAAACCATTACTACCAGCAGGTGCATTAACTGCAAATCCAGATGAACCAGTTGTTATAAGTGAACCACCAATGGTAAGATTACCACTTACGGCATCAATGCTTGTTGGTCCTACTGTAAGACCATTGTGTACTATAAAATTACTATTAGCCATAGTTCCATATCTCCCTGTTGGCTATTATTTTGGTATATAGATTTCTTGAACTTTTGCAAAACTAGTTACACTAGCATTTGCATAAAGTCTTGCGGTTGTTCCACTCACGTTAGCATAGAAGTTGCTTATGGATGTTCCATTGGCCGCAACAACACCATATGTTTGAACTGTTGCATTACTGACCCCAGTTACAAGTATAACTTCACTCATTTGGAAATTATTGTTTGTATAATCTGATACACTGATAACATATTTTGCACCACGGAATACATTCATATCAAAACTATCAATAATAGTTGGAACATTAGGACTTAAACTTACATTTGGACTTAAAGTGCTTATACTACCAGTACCAAAGAAATTACCAGCACTATTAGCTACAAATTGTGTAGTGTTCACAGCGGTAATAAATGAACCATTTGCGTTTGCAACAAAGGTATTACCGCCAGTAGCATCAGTTATGCTTGTAACAGTTCCTGTTGTAGTAAGAGCACGTGCGTCAATTATATCAGTGCTTAATGGTGCTTCTGTAAATGTAAGAGTCGTGCCACTTACACTATAGGCAGTAGTTGGAAGCTGTATAACACCATTAATTGAAACCAAAGTGCCTGCGGTAGTAGTGCTTTGACTTAATGTAAAGTTAGTTTGACTGCCATCACCAACAAACTGATCTGCTGTAATAATAGTAAACGCAGTCCCAGTTCCACTCCAAGTTGTTCCAGTATAAAATTCCAATTGACTGCTGTTGGTATTAAAACGTATCATACCTTGTTGTGCATTACTTGGACGATTTGCCTGTGCACCAGTTGGAATAATCATAGAATCTGTGCCATTAATTTGCAGAGATGTGTTACCAACTATTTGGCTTGGTGCTACTTTAATACCAACTTGACCAGTTGCACCATTAGTTGTGAGTAGATTTTGGTAACCAGCAGCACTATTACCGTGAACAACAAGGTTTGCAACAATTTGATTTGCATTAACTGTAACGTTTGTGTTTAATTGTGGGTATAAATTAATATTACCAGCATTTGCGTATGGGTAAATGTTACTTGTATAACTTGTTGGAACATTTTTCGTTACAGCACCATTTATATTACCACCAATATTCAAGTCACCAGTAACACCAGCGCCGCCTTGAACAATTAACGCACCACTTGTTGTTCCAGTTGATGCTGTTCCACTATTTGCAATTAAATAGCCAACTGTTGCCGCATTGCTAACATTAATATTTTGTGCAGTAACATTCCCTGTAAGAGTTTGACTTGCACCAGTAAACACAGCACCAGTATTACCAATTGTTCCAGCATTTACCGTAGGTGCACTTACAGTGCCTTGTGCAGTTATTGTGCTTGTAGTAGATAAAGTAGCACCAGTAAACACAGCACCAGTATTGCCAATTGTTCCAGCATTTACCGTAGGTGCGCTGATAGTTCCTTGTGAAGTAATAGTGCCTGTAGTTGTAATTGTAGTAAATGCACCAGTATTTGCAGTATTAGCACCAATTGCACCAGTATGATAACCAATTACTTGACCAGCACCAGTGATTGTTCCTTGTGAAACTATTGTGCTGCTTGTTGTAAGAGTCGTAAATGCACCAGTAGATGCCGTTCCATTACCAATTGGAGTATTTTGAATTGCACCAGCATAAATGTTACCCTGTGCACCAATACCACCATATACAACAACTGCACCTGTTGTCTTGGATGTAGATGTATTTCCACTCCAAGCAACAACATTACCCAATATTAAAGTATCATATACAATACTTGCATTTGCAAGATCAATTGTTGAAGTAGGTTCCGTTCCAATATTACTAAACAAATACCATGCATTATCAAGGTGATTTCTTACTAAACCTGTATGTTCATAGGCATTATCAACTTTATTACTGTAAAAACCTATTTCATAATTGTATGTAGAAAACGCATTTGCAGTCAAGTATAATAATGGTGCATTTGCTATAAGTTGATTAAAACCAGTGCTAGTGATGTTACCTACAATAAGATTACCTGCGATGTAAGAATCACCACCAGCATAAAAACCTCCAGTAATTTGCAGCGCACCTTGACCACTGCCATAACTATTTGCTGTTCCTGTTAGCGTTGCAGTAGACGCAGTAATCGCAGCACCAGTATTACCAATTGTTCCAGCATTTATAGTAGGAGCACTTATAGTGCCTTGTGCAGTAATAGCACCACTTGTTGTAACTGTTGTGAACGCACCAGTATTAGGTGTGTTGGCACCAATAGCACCCGTTATATAACCAATATGTTGACCGCCACCAGTAGAAGTAAAACTATCTGCTTTAAGGTCATTATTAACGGTAGTTGTGCCAGTATCAGCACCAATGCTAACTGTTGTTGCTGCCCCACCAATGTTTACAGTTGTAGCGTTTGCATTAAAGATAGATGCAGTGCCAGTAGAACTTGTGTCAATTGTTGGATTTGTACCATTCATCAATACTTGTGTAGTATTAGGTAAAGTTAATGTTGGATTGTTTATAGTAGCTTGACCAGTTGCAGCACCCATATTGAGTGAAGTAGCCGCACCACCAAAGTTTAATGTGGTCGCAACAGTATTAAACAATGATTGAGTAGCGTTGTTACCAAGAATTGTTGGGTTACGCAAATATGCTGTGCCAGTTGTAGCACCAGCAATAAGTGTAGTTGCTGCGCCAGCAAAGTTCATTGTAGTTGCAACAGTGTTAAACAAAGTAACAGCAGTTGAAGAACTAACGATAGTTGGATTTCTTAATGTCAACGAGCCAGATGTGGCACCCATTGATAGTGCAGTTGCAGCTTGGAAAGCGTTCACTGTCGTAGAAACAGTATTGAATACAGTTGCAGTTGTGTTGCTTGTATAAATTGTTCCGTTGCCAGCAAGTCCAAGACCAGTTCCAACTACTAACTGTCCACTTATACCAGCACCACCTGTTACAACCAATGCGCCGCTTGTAATGTCAGTAGATGCAGTTCCACTTGCAGCCCAAATATTACCGCTTGATGTAATTGTGCTACTTGTATTAAGTGTTGTTATACTTGCACTGCCAATTGTAGCATTACTTGCAGCTAATCCATAAACTTGTAAATTTGCAAAACCACTATTGTTTATTATTCCAAATGTAGTACTTGCAGTACTTTGTGTCGTATATTGTAATTGAAACTGTTGAGCATTTTCTTCCCAAATAAATGCTACGTTAGTTGAACTACCACGACCCATAATCATACCAAGATCATATGCAGGCACACCAGTAGCATTGCGATTAATGCTAAACATTGGATCAGCAATTACAAGATTTGTAGTATCTAGAGTTGTTGTGTTACCATTAACTGTGAGATTGCCAATGGTCATATTACCAACATATGTAAAGTTATCGCTTAAAAGCCCACCACTTATAGATTTTGCTACGACTTTTGAATCAGCATAGATATCGCTGTTATAAACTTGGTTATTACGTATACGTGTAAGGGCTGGTGTCAACGCCATTTAAAAAAACTCCCACAACTATATTTATAGGAGATTTTGTATTTTTAATGGTCAGTATTTGCCAAGAACAATAGTAGAATTTAATCCACCAAACGCAAAATTGTTAGTTATTGCATAATTGATAGTCATATTGCGACCAACATTAGGTATAACATCCATATTACATTCTGGATCAGCAATGGTAAAATTAATTGTAGGCGGTGCAAAGCTATTCTGCATGGCTTTTATAGTAATAATTGCTTCAATACCACCAGTTGCCACTAACATGTGACCATATATTGGCTTTGTGGAAGATATTGGTAAGTTATCTGCATAAGTTCCAAATACTTTTCTTATACCAGCAACTTCATTTTTATCATTTAATTTTGTTCCAGTTCCATGTGCATTTATGTAATTAATATCACCATAATCTAAATTAGAATCTTCTAATGCACTTTGCATTGATTTTATAAGACCAACATTATCTGGTTGAACTAAATGAAATGCATCATTTGATGTGCCATAGCCTAAAACATATGCATGTGGTTTTACACCTCTTGCTAATACATCAGTCTCACGTTCTATAATAAGCATACCACTGCCTTCACCCAAAACAATACCGTCCCTATCAAGGCTAAATGGTTTAATTGTATTTGAAGTAAGTGAATTCATGTATTCCCATGCACGCATTACCCATGGTTGTAAACTAGCTTCAGTCCCACCAACTATAGCACGGTCAATAATACCTGCTTTTATCATTTGATAAGCTAACCCTATAGCTTGATTACTAGCACTACAACCTGAACCTATTGGATAACTTGGACCAAATATTTTATTTTCTATACAAATGTAACTTATAGCGGCATTAGTCATAGCACGTGGAATAGTGAATACATCATTAGAATGTGATTCAGCATTTAATTTTGTAATAAAATTATAAATTGATTCTGCGGCAGGAAATCCATTACCTAATATTATACCTGTTCTACTATCACTTAATTCTTCTTGTGAAATTTTACTATCTGCAATTGCTTCACGTGTTGCGATAGCTGCGTAGGCAGAAAACAAATCTATACGAGTCTGTCTTGTAAAATAATCAGTATGAACAAAATTTTCAATTTTGGCTGCAATTTTAATTTTGTTTTTTAGATTATATTGATGTCCAATGGGTTTAATACTGCTTTGGTTATTAACAACAGCTTGCCACAATGGGTCAACACCTACACCACATGCAGTAATAGCACCCATACCACTAACAACTATATTTGATTTCATAAAATTATTTAAGAGTTATTAAGAGAAATAAAAACTTTCTCAACCCAAAATTCGGCAATAGCAGCATCTACAGCAGGCAGTACATCTGATTCTCTATATACACAAGCAATAGGTTCAAGTGCTTTATGTATTTGACCATTTATTTCTAGATCAACATTAGAAAAATAATATCTACCTGTTTTTAAACGAAATGGTTGTCCACTTGGTATACGCCAAACTTTATCTTTAACAATTTCATTTTCAGTATTATTAATAAGTTCACGCTGTGTAGCAGGATATATGCAAAAAATACTTGAATTATCTTCAGTGGCAGTTGATACAACACGGTCAACATCGTAATCACTGTTTGGACTAATTATAACTCCATAACGTAATTTTGAAATATATGGTGATTCTGTATATTCAGTAGCTACCTTTTCACCATTAAGGTAGCCATCAACATTAACCCAACCATTTATAAGAATATGGCGAGAAATAGTAATTTCTTTTCCTATACCTTTATATGGAAGTGTCATATCAATTTCATCACCAGCTTTTTGAAATGTAACTTTTGCTAGTTGCATAGGAAAATTACTGATATGAATTGTATTACCTGTAATAATACTCATAAAATTGTAATGCCTGTCATATTTCCAGTATCACCATCAGGTGATGTATAAGTCGTTACATTTATCAAATCGGCAATTGGAAAATTGTAAACTTTACCAATTTCTGCTTTGGCTGCAGTAACTACTTCTTCATTTTTTTTGCTTTGTTCTTTAAGATATTTTTGGTGTGCAATTACAGCACCTTGCTTTGCAATCTGTGCAAGTGCATCACTTAAATCATTTGGGTTATAATTGTGAATATCAAAACTATAACGTTCGCTTTCATCTACACTCATGTCGCTTGCATCAGTAGTAAAGCTAACAATCAAGCTATGATTTTCTTCATTATATTCATGAACTTTAACACTTAATGTATCCATTTTAATTCCTTATGAGTAGCCCCCAAGCAAAGTTCCTGTTGTTAAAAATGTTGCATAGGCTATATTTGTAATATATTTACCAGCAGCACCGCCTGCTCTACCGTTTCCACTGGTTCCACCATTTTGACCAGGATTACCACCATTTGCACCACCGCCACCGCCATTAGTTCTACTACCGCCACTGCCACCATTTGCACCGCCGCTACCAGGATCATAACCAGCACCGCCGCCACCACCAGTTCCATTATAACTACTGCCACCACCTAAACAACTACCATAAGTTGTTCCACCATCACTAGCACCACCACCGCCGCCTGCACCAGCAATTGTTCCATTATTTGTTATATTTACAGGACATTGTAGCAGTAGAGCATTACCGCCTGCATTGCCGCTATTACCAGCACCACCAGTGCCATCACCGCCGTTTCCACCTCTACCAATTATAACACCATTGTTTATTAAATTTACTGTATCACCAGAAACAAATCCTGTAATTGTCATGGCATAAGAACCAGTTGAAGTGCTACCAACATAAATTCCGCCATTTACTGTTAAATTTACAGTAGTAAAACCAGCTACATATCCACCTACTGCACCAGGATTTAGTGTATAATTTTGAGTATCACTTGAAATTGTAAGATTAACTGTACCTTTATTTTGTGTTCCACGAAACTCACTAAAATTTAAATTTACTGTATCAAAACTTCCTAATGTTGAAGTTGATGGTTTATAGTATGCAACACCACGATATGATGAGATAGAATTTCCCAGTTGAAATTCAGCATTAATATTTGCATTTAGTGCAAGTTTACCTGTTAACCCTATTGTCATTTTAAGTCCAAGTTATTTTTATTCCGCCATTGGTGCCATTGCCACCAGCAGCACCAATATTATAATTTATAACTGTGCCAGCAGGTATTTGTCCACCGCTATAAACTACTTTTATATATGCGCCAGCACCGCCTGCTCCGCCACCTGCACCACCAGCATATCCACTTGTGCCGCTACCATTTCCGCCTACACCAACATTTGCATTAGTAGCACTTGCAGTAGTAGATGTGCCACTTGCAGTTCCAATTACACCACTATTACCATTAAGGAATGTAAAACTTTTTGGATTAGGTATAAATGGTGTTATACCTACATCTATCGTTCCGCCACTGCCACCTGCTCCGTATTGTGCCATCAATATACTCCAGTATCACCAAATCTATCAACAATAGCACCATAACCATTCGGTTGTGATGTCTGTGTATATCCAACTGGCACATTATCTCTTGTAAAAAAGTATGTAGTTCCACCACTGCTATTTTGCACACCAAATGATTGTAAATTATCTTTAGGACCACGATCACCTACATCCACTGAAAGTGGCGGAGGTGGTGTAGGAACAGTGCCATTATCACCACCTTTACCACCACCAGCAGTATAATCCGAAGAAAATGTTCCGCCACTTGGTGGTTGATAATTTACAATACTTGTGTCGCCACCTTTTGCACCATTGCTACCATTGGCACCGCCACCACCACCGCCTGCACCCCATATTTCTATTGTAATTGTATTCCTATAAAGTGGAACAACAAAACTACCACTACCAGAACTGTTGCTGAATAAAACACCAGCAGTTGCAGGATCATTTGGTTGCTTACCATAAAAATCGCTTGATTTAATAGTGCCACTGCTAAAACTACCAAATAATAAATTACCAGGATAATACCATACGGTGCCACGATAATTATTAAAATCGTCACCTAACCCAAATACGTCACTTATAATGTCAGTGCTTACGGCACCAGAGTTGGGGACAAAAGCCATTTAATTACCTCGCTGCTTTTAATGCCTCAACCTCTGCACTTAATTCCTTGATTGCTTGAATTAGAAGTGGAACAAGTTTATCATATTGTACAGTAAGATAATTTTCACCACTCTTGCTACTACCGTCTTCTGCAATATCAAATGGTGCTGCTTTAATGACTTGCGGAGCAACTTGTGCAATTTCTTGTGCAAGAACACCAATATGCTCGTTGTTATCACCTACACCCATTGTAAATGCGAGTTCATTTGGTCGATAAGTGACACCACGAATTGCTTTAACTTTATCAAGTGCATTTGGTATTTCAACAATATCTGTTTTTAAACGTTGGTCGGAATAAAATGCAACGATATCTTGTGTAGCAAGTATACCACCTGTTACACTTAAGTTTGCATTGTTAAATGTAACACTACTATTACCAGCAAGATTTGCACTATCAGTATAAATTGCAACACGACCAGCAGCACCACCACCAGCTACAGGTGTTGGAATTGTATACCAATTTAAGTTACTGCTACCGTCAGTAATAAGAGCTTGTCCACTGCTACCGCCAGCAATTTGCACATTACCAACATTACCCAATATTACTTTATATGTGCTTGTTGGATTAAATGTAACTGTTCCATTTGCAAAACCTGCTGCACCGCTAACCTGTAATGCAGTAAGTGTTCCAACGGTTGTAATATTTGTCTGTGTTGCTGTGCTGATAGTTCCAGTTAATGTTGCACTACTATTACCAATAGTGCCCGCCATTACATAATTTGCATAAACATTACCATTATTACTGCTACCATTAGCAATTAAGTTACCAACATAAACATTTCCTGTAAAAGCATTATTTGGTCCACCAACAATAATGTTACCAACAAAACCCGCACCACCTGATACCTGAAGTGCGCCAGTTGTTGTGCTATATGCGGGTGATGTGCCACTTATGACTGCAATTTCATTACTTGTTACAACATCTAAATCACCAAGAACAATGAGATTACCATTAACTTGAACGTCAGCATTAGCAAGAATATCAAGTGCATCAACTACACCACCACTACCATTACGTGTTCGGAATCTTATAATACCATTATTAAGAGTATTATCCATACGAAGTTCATTGCTATAAACTGTGAATGCGCCTTGTCCAGTTGTTCCAAGATTAATACCACTGTTGTTTGTGACACTTAAAATACCGACTGTCCCAGTGTTTTGGTCATTACGCATAAATGAACTGCCACTAACACCGTTAAGTGCAGCACTATCACTTGCTTGTCCAACAAATTTATTGTTGCTTACGAAAGCAGTTGATGCAATATTAAAACCTGGTGAGATTGTACTAAATCCGCTAATAGCAACACTTGGTGTAAAAACAGCATCTTTGCTTAAAATAGCATAACGAACGTTATTGATCTTCATACTAATAACATCATGACTACCAGCAACAGTATCAACTATAGTTTCACTGACAACTTGACCAGCACCACCAAGTGGACCAATTGTAACCCAACCAGTTCCGTTGTAAACATTAAGTTGTTGAAGAGCACTATCAAACCACAAATCACCGGCCACACTGCTTGTAGGTGCAGATGGACTATTAGTTGCACTTGCAATATTCTTAAAAATTGTGCCATTATAAACTTGTAGCGCACCTTTTGTAGTATTATACCAAATCTGTCCAACAATTGGATTACTTGGTTGACTACCACTTGCAAAATTTTCCAACATACTTAAGAAATTTTGATCAAGATACTGACCATAATTGGGGTAATTTTTACCAACAAGTGAAAGACTTGTGCTGTTATCTATTGTTCCATCGGCAATAACGATTGAATTAGCACCATTTGAATACGTAATGGTATAAGACATAAAATTGGACTCCGTTAGGAATATTTATGCAGTAATAGCCACTTATTATACTGGTATGTAAATGTTGCTTACTTTAAAGTTTGTGTTAGCTGTTGTGGTTGCCCAAAGCCTTACATTTCCACTATAAATGTTAGCTGATAGAGTGAAAAATTGTGCATTTGTTGCTACAACATTGTAAGTTGTAATATTTGCAGTAGAACCATTATGGACGATCATTGCTTCCGTTGATTGATAATAATTGCTAGTGGTATTAGTTGCACTTATCAAATATTTTGCAGTTCTATAAGTTGTTGGATTAAAACTATCAATAATACTTGTTGTGCTGTTGACAGCGATATTTCCTACATTTGCTGCAATACCGCTACTAATATTTAAAGTGTTGAAAATAGCAGTATTAGATTGTGTTAATTCACTAACAATTAAGTTGTTTGCAATGCTAGTAATTTTTTGTAATCCAGCATCATTATGTATATAAATGCGTGAATTATCATTGCTTATAGTATTGACTGATGTAGAAGGGGTGTATTGTCTTGCTTCGATAATATCAGTGCTGATAGGTGCTTCTGTAAAGGTAAGCACATTACCATTTACAGTATAGCTTGATGTTGGAATCTGTAAAACACCATTAACGCTAACAAGTGTTCCTTGTGTTGTATTATTTTGACTTAGTATAAAGTCAACTTGTGAACCATTTCCAGTAAATGTATCACTTGTTACAACTGTAGTTCCTTCAAGACCAACTGCTTCCCAAATAGTTCCTGTATAAACTTCTAAATAATTATAACTTGTATTCCAACGAATCATACCTGGTGTTGAATAAGTTGGGTATTCACCACTATTTCCCACTGGAACTTGTAGAGCAGTTTTACTATTAACGTTAACAATACCAGTTCCAGTTGGTGTTAAGAAAATGTTACCATCAGTTGCCTGACCAGTAATATAATTTGTATAAACGTTTGCATTTACATTGGTTGATACAATACTATTAGTAATATTAAGATTTTGAGCACTTATATTTGCATTGCTTATAACATAACTGCTATTAATATTACCTGTTATAAGATTTGCACTTGTAATATTACCAGTAACATTAAGAGAAATTAATGTGCCTGTGCTTGTAATATTTGGTTGACTTGAACTTACTGACGCAATAGTACCTTCAAGTATCGTATTTGTGTTACCTATTTGACCAGCACTTACAGCATTTACATTTATATTTCCAGTAAGAGTCATACTTGCACCACTGTGAACAGCACCTGCATTGCCTATAGTGCCAGCATTAATAGTTGGCGTTGAAATAGTGCCGATAGATGTTAAACTTGTAAGTGTTCCTAATGAAGTAATATTGGGTTGACTTGCACTTACACTAGCAATTGTACCTTCAAGTATAGTGTTTGTATTACCAATTTGAAATGCACTTACTGCTCTTGAACTAATATTTCCAGTTACTGTTAAACTAGTTAATGTTCCCAGTGATGTAATATTTGGTTGGCTTGCGTTTACACTTGCAATTGTGCCTTCTATAATAGTATTTGTATTACCAATTTGTCCAGCACTAATGGCATTAACACTTAAGTTTCCTGTTACACTTAACCCAGTAAGAACACCTAATGAGTTGATATATGGTTGATTATTTGTTAAGACATAACCAACTAAATTGGTAATAGCATTTCCATTAATGTTTACATTATTATAAAAGGTAGGAACACTTACAAAACCAAAAGTTACTTGATTATTAGTAACATAAACATTCATCTGGCTTGTATTACCAAAGAATGTTAGGGTTTCATAATTAATACCTACGTTATCTGTTCTGGTCCCATCACTGATTGTTAGGTTAGGTTCAGCAGTAGCAATAGCAGTATCAACATAAAGTTTGTTTGCGGCATCTGCTGTATGAACTGGTGTAGCAACATTAGCAATTCTTAAATTATTAGCACTTATATTACCAGAAATAGCAGTTAAAACAAGATTACCAACAAGACTTGTAATTTGATTATTGTTTATATAAATGTTACTGGTTGTAAAACTACCATTAACAGTAAGCGTATTGCCTGGTATAGTGTTATAAATGCCAACACGACGATTAACAACATCAAAATATACAAGATCAGTATCAATTTGCAGATCTGTGCCATTACGCAACAGATTGTCTTTAAGCATTGGACCTGCAACTTTACCAAGAACTGCCATTTATAACACCTTACTTAATATTTATGGTGTTTAACTTACTACCTTAATTGGCATCCGTGCTATTAAACTTGTGGAATACGACTACTGTTTGACCAATTGGTGGTGGATTACTAAATGTAATTGTTGCACCAACTAATGTAAATGCATCGCCAGGATTTTGTGCAATGTTACCAACAAATACAAGAATACTTGTGTCGCTTGGTGGAGTGTAACTTAATGTAAACACGGTTGTGCTACCATCACCTGTAAACATATCTTTTGGAATGGTAACATTTCCCAAGATAGCAATACTTTGCCAAGCATTATAATAAATCTCAAAACGTTGAGTATCCGTGTTATAACGTATCTGTCCATTAACAGGATTTGATGGACGGTCGGAAGTAGCACCCAATGGTAATTGAATTGCTGTGCTTCCACTTATTTTAGGATTTTTAAGTAATGTAGCCATTATAGTGTAAAATATCCTACTGTTGACGTAATACTGGTAGCAACGTTTGCGTTTGCATAAATTGCATCACCATTGCTTAAAACAATTTTTTCAGTGCTTACAACAAGTGTATCAGTGCTTGTAATTGCATAATTTTGATAAACGACAGTGCTATTGCTTGCACTACCACCACTTGGAACAAGATAAAGATTTATTGTTTTTGTGCTACCGCTTGTATTGCAAAAATAAAGTAGGCTAACAACATTAGTGCCACTACTAGTATAAATTGCAGAAGCTGCTGTTCCTAAAACTGTATTTGTAATTGCCATCTTTTATTTCCTTAAATCATTATATTGAAACCTATGGCTCTGGTTATGCCAACAAGTTCATCACCACTATTGCTATTTACCACATATAGACCAGTGTTTCCACTACCAACTGTATTGGAAAACAATAATGTGTTATTACTTACACTTGCTGGTGTAAGATTTTGAAAATTAAACTTCAAACCTTTATCTAAAGAAATTACACCTGAACCATTTCCATAAAGTTTTAGATCTTGATTGGTTCCACTAGTGGTAATATTACCATTTGATATTCTAGTTCCATAAACATTTAAGTTTGGAATAGAAAAAGTAAAATTAGCATTACCTAATAATAATCCACCACCTTGATTATATTGAATATAAGTGTTAGCACCAACTGCCGTAACACCAGCACTCGTATTGCTTATATATGAAAGAGTAACAACATCACTATTTGCTACTGGACTTGCTGCTGATATTCTTTGTATACTGGCTCCAATATTACCTGTAAATGCTGAATATAATTCATTATAAATCCAATAAGCATTAGGCAAACTACCACGGTCAATTAAAATACCAGCATTTCCACCTGTAATACCTGCTCCTGTTTCAGCAGTATTGACTGTAACGTAAGCATTTCCAACCGCAGTAGTAGACGCATTAAAATAAACGATATTACCAATAATGGCAATATTACCATTAATTGTAACATTGTTAGCATAAATGTCCCAAGGAGCATATAAACTATCTGCACCAGTAATTTTTTTTACAGTTGCCATTCATTTATCCAAAAATTAGTGACAGTGCTACTGCCCTGTTTTTCGCAAGTAACTCATCGTTTGTAGCGTTATTGACAAAGAAAAGTCCACTATTTCCAGTCCCAGTAGTATTAGCATATATGAAAGCAGTGCTTGCTTGGTTAGTAGGAGCAGTTTGCCAACTCATTTTAAGAACATCATCTATAGTTACATAACCAGTAGCACCGTTTGCACTTAATACAAGGTCTTGGTTTGTTCCACTTGTCGTAACATTACCATTACCAATAACAGTATTGTACACCTTTAAATTACCATTATTAAAAGTAAAATATTGGCTACCAGCTAATAAATTACTTACATTATATTGAACTTCGGTAACGTTACCACCAGCGGTTCCACCAACGTTTGAGAGGTAACCTTTTGTAACAACATCACTTGGATTAACTGGATTTGCAGCACTTATTCTTGTAAGTGCACCACTTATAGTTCCACGAAACGAAGAATTTACTTCGTCCCATACCCAATAAGCATTTGGTAAACTACCACGATCTATGATAATACCACTATTTCCGCTTGTTACACCAGAACCAGTTTCTGCATCATTTAAAATAAGATAGGCATTAGCAATATTAACATTACTTGTGTTAATAGAAGAAGTATTACCCGTGACAGTTAAATTACCATGAATAGTTACAACATTGCTATAAATGTCCCACGGAGCGGTCAATCCATTTGCACCAGTTACACGTTTTACAGTCGCCATCTACGAAAATCCTACCAAATATTTATGCGAAGGGTATTTTATAAAAAAATAGCAGCCCGAAGGCTGCTATTGATCCTCCAATATTCTTGGTTATTAAGCGCCAGGAATACGAACAGTTGTTGAGGTTGGGTTATTGAATGTCCATTGATATTCAAGACCACTAAAATCTTGAACAAACTTGTTGGTTAAACGTGCCGCAAAACCACCACTGTATATACTCGCTACGCTATTGGTGTTTGCAACAGTTTGTGTTTGACCAAGTGAAACGTTTGCATTTGATTGACCAGTAGTTGTATTTGCAGTAACTGTGTTGACTACAACGTTACCAGTAAGACCAGTGCCACGTAGGTAATCACCTGCGCCTGGTGATTTTGGACCGCTTACGTTTGCAGTTTGATAAATTACATAAGCATATGTTGAGCTACTGCTTATACCACCATTGCTTACGTTGGCATATGTAATTACTGCAGTATCAACACCTATACTCATTTGTGTTGAAGTTAAGTTTGCATTTGGAACGTTAACAAGTGTGCATTGACCAGTTTGTGTACCGTTTGTTACAAGAAACTTTGAACGACCTTTTTGATTAAGAATTGAACCAAAACCAGCAGCACTTGCACCGCTAATATAAACGTTTGGACGAACTTGGTTACCCGCAATGCTTGTTAGACCACCAGTACCACCAATTACGTTTGTAGCATCAAAAAATTGGTTTACTGTTGCTGACTTTTGAATTTTAAATTTTGCCATTTTATTCTCCTTATGTGACGTTCCAGGTCAACGGCTGGCTAAACCGTAGTCTTAAACGACAAAGGTATTTATGTTATTATAATCCAAATCTGCTACGATAATATGCCCATTGTGCTTGTATATCTGTTAATGCTAAAACACTATTATATGCTTTTACAAATCCAATATCAGCAGTTTGAACTTCGGAACCACCTGAACGACTGAATAATCGCAACTGATTAAATCCACCAAAACCTGCATTAGTTGCTGTTTTATAAACTCCAGCAGGTTGTGAATTAGTAGCAATATAAAGGTTTGCTACACCTGTTGATGATTTAAAAGTTCCCCAAATAAAATGCCAATTTTGATCAGCAACATCAGAACTTAAGTTAACTGTTCCATTAGGATAGAATACATTCATATAATTAATACCAGTTGAATAACTACCTAATAACCAATCTTTAACTGCTTCATTTTGTGTGTTTAACAATCTACCATTAGCAGTAGTAGAAAGTTTATATGCCATAAAAACTGTATAATCTTGACCAGTTACATAATTTGGACCACCATATATATAATCTGTTCCACTGCTTGTTGACTTTCTAAAAACGCCACCATTAGCACTATTCCAAGCAATACTACTACCAGCATTTGCTACGGTAATTGTAAAAGTTCCAGTTGCATCCGTTGTGCCGTTTACAGGAACAGCAGAATAGTTAGCCGCATCAAGATCGTATGTAGGCGATGGTAATCCACGTTCTATTACGATTCCGTTACCAAATATTATACCTGGTCCAACTATGGTTACCATTATTACACCAATCGCTCAATACTAATTAGGTTGTTGCTATAACCACTGCCAGTAATTGCACTAACACGATAAGCATTTGTTCCAACAGTTGCAGTAAACATAAACATGTCACCAGCAGTTCCACTTGGACTACCAATATTTGCATAAGTTGTGCTTAATGCCGTGTTACTACTACCACCAGTTGTTCCACCACCCAATCCAGATTGGAAAATATAAGTGTAAAGTGCTTGTGGTGTTCCGCTTAAACTACCAAGTTGTAATTGGTTAGCATTGCTACTACCATTGTTCAACCACTGAACCTTAATATTATCCATAATAACAGCAGTATTTTGTGCTACGATTGCAGAACTCTTACCAGTAACACTTGAACTATACAGATTACCACTAATTGTAGCACTAGTTCCAGTAAATGTATTAGCAGTAATAACGTTTGCACCACTAATATTACCATAATTGGTTATTACAAAATTGCTTGCAACTACATAGCTTGCACCAGTGATGTTACCACCACTGCCTGTTGTTATAAGATAACCAGCAGTTATGTTACCAGTTGTAGATACGTTACCATAAGTTAAATTGTTCGTTACATTTATGTTAGCGGCATTGACATTTGCAGTTACGTTGATATTGCCAACATTAATATTACCAGTTGTGGTAATTGGGTTGGCATTGCTCATATAAATGTTACCATTTGGATACAATACCATCTGTGCCGCACCGTTGTTATAGAAACTTAACGGTAGATAAGTGCCAGTGCCGTTGATACCACTAACCAACTGAACATCTGTTGAACCATTTGTAGCAATAAGAATCTTACTTGCATTAGTTGGGTTAGTGCTATTAGCTGCTTGCCAACTTGCCGCAGTGCTACTACCACTTGGTAATGCATATATACCAGTGCTGCTATTAACATTAGCAGTTTGGAACATTGTTCTATAAGCAACAGTAGAATTAGTAAAGTCACCAAGAATATAACTATTGCTTGGATGTGTTATGTTTCCAGTTACAGTAATATTACCAGCAGTTAAATTACCAGTATAAGTTGGCAAGTATGCAGCAACTTGCGTATTGCCATAAGTTCCACTTATGCCTGTCAGTATGCTTACACCATTGCTGTAAAGATAACTGTTACCATAATGAGCGTTTGCAATAACGTTGCCTGTAACAGAAATGGTTGAACTGATCAAGTTGCTGTTTAAGTAATATCCAACTTGTGTATTACCATAAGTTCCACTTACACCAGCGAGTATTGATGTTCCATTTGGATATAGATAATTTGGTGAGTAAATGTTGGATACGAACGCATTACCAAAGAATGAAGTAATACCACCAATGTTACCATAGTTGTTTGCTGAACCACCATTTACTATTGCATTTTGCTGATTACCATAAACATTTAATATGTAGACACCAAATTGTCCGTTAGTTGAATTATAATTTAAAACAGCATTTCTTGTGCCATTTGATGATAATAGATATCCACTGCCACCAATAACAACACCAGCAAGGGCATCAGCAGAAGTATTTGGATTTAAAGTAAGATATCCATTACCAGAACTTTCATTTATAGTTGCGCCAGTTGGTAGTCTTATATTACCATTTCTTAAAATTTGAACATTGCTTGTTGCAACAGTATTAGCAACATAGTAAGCACTTACTTGTGTGTTACCATAAGTTGAAGCTAAACCTGTTAGATAATATCCATTACCTGTGTAGAATGATGCACCAACATTACCACTTGCTGTGATATTACCACTTGCAATAATACTGTTTGCATATTCTGTATTATTGATAGTTTCATAGTTAAGTGTAGTAATATTACCAGTTACAAATAGATTACCATTTACAGTAATATTACCAGCAGTTAGGTTACCTGTATATTGTGGCAAGTATGTAGCAACATTTGCATTACCATAACTAAATGCACCATTTATAACACCAATAAGTGTATTATTAATGCTTACAATATTACCTTCAACAACTGTAACACGACCAGTCAATGATCCAAGATTAGCATTAGCCGCATTAATATTTGCAGTCATTGCATTGTTTAAGCTATTTGCATAAGCAGTAACAGCACTATTTGCAGTAACAATTGCACTATTTGCACCGCTTACATTTGAATTTAATAACGCAATTAGATTTGCTTGCGTAGCCGCATTACTATAAAGAGTAGTAATATCACTTGCTTGACTTGCGGCATTAGTTGTAAGTGTAGCAAGGTTACTTGCCTGTGTAGCGGCATTACTATAAAGAGTAGTAATATCACTTGCTTGGCTTGCAGCATTAGTAAACAATATATTAACGTTGCTTGCAATAGTTCCAGTATTACTTTGCAATGCGCTAATGTTAAGATTAGCGGCATTTAAGTTTGCATTCAATGTAGAAATACTGCTATTTGCAGCTTGAATCTGTTGTGTAGTAGCAAATCCAGTACCTGCTTGTATTTGCGCAATTTCACCTGCAAGATTTACAACACTGTTGTTTAATGCAGTTATACTGTTTGCTTGAACGCCAGCATTAGAATAAAGTATAACAATATCGCTTGCCTGACTTGCGGCATTGCTTGACAATGTAGCAATTGCGCTGTTAGCTGCTGTAACATTAGCATTTATTGTAGTAATTGCACTATTAGCAGCAGTAACATTAGAATTGACTGTTGTAATAAGGTTTGCTTGCGTTGCCGCATTACTTGTTAATGTAGTGATTGCACTATTAGCTGCAGTAACATTTGCATTGATTGTAGAAATTGCACTATTTGCTGATGTAATATTTGCATTGATTGTAGAAATTGCACTATTTGCCGCTGTAACGTTTGCATTAATATTAGCAATTGCACTATTTGCTGCAGTAACATTTGCATTGATAGTTGTTATCAAGTTTGCTTGGGTAGCCGCATTGCTTGTTAGAGTAGTAATAGCACTATTTGCCGCAGTAACATTTGCATTAATGGTTGTAATAAGGTTTGCTTGTGTTGCCGCATTGCTATTAAGAGTTGTAATTGTGCTATCAGTAGGTAGATATGCCGCAACATTAGCATTACTATATGTTGTTCCACCAGTGACTGTATTTCCTCCAACCAAAAGTGATCCATTTGCAACTTGAACCGCAGTTCCACCAATGTAAATTGTATTATTGCTTACGTATAAACTCTTCCATTGATTTGTTAGTGTTCCTAAACTATAAACAGCATTTGCAGTTGGTGATATATTACCAGTTATATTAATATCAGTTGTAATACTATTTGCAAGATATGCTGCTACATTTGTATTGCTATAACTTGTTTGAACCCCAGTTAGATAATAACCATTACCTGTGTAAAATGTTGCACTAATATTACCGCTTGCAATAATACTATTAGCATATTCAGTTTTAGAAACAACTTCATAATTTGTAGTTACAATATTACCAGTAACATTTAAATTACCAGTAATATTAACATTGCCACTTACTGTTGCGTTGCCAGTAACTACTAATCCATTACTGCTTTTAAAACGACCAATTTCATTCGCAGCAGAATCTCCGCCAATAGCAAATACAATATCTTTATTTGCAGTTAGTGTTGCAACTACAAGTTTACCACCTTCAACGAGCAGATAACCATCATTTGCGGCATCTAATCCACCACCGCCACTAAATGTGCTACTGTTAATACCAAGATCGATATACTTTGTGCTATCAGTTCCGTTATCAGCAGTTACAACAATATCACCACTTGCACTGGTTCCACTGCTTTTGTTTTGTATTAATACTTGTGAATAGCTGTTAACACTGTCAACATAAGTGAAGCGAGCATTTGCAGGATTAAAAGATGGTAATAAACCAATTGTTGTATAGTTAGGAATAGTTACATTATTACCAGTTATATAAACATTTTGATAAAATTGTGTATAACCATCAACAGCATTAAAACTATTCGCATAAGAGGTAAAACTTGAATTACCATTAGAAGACAAATATATTGTTGACACATTGCCAACATTTGCATGTTTTAGACCTGTGGAGTTCGTGCCTAATCCACCAAATAGATATCCAGAAAAGTTAGCAGTATTAACTTCAACAAAACTATTTGCAGAAATTACGTTTGCTGATAAAGTTCCATCAGTAGTAATATTCGTCTGTGCATAAATTAAATTTGCATTTAATTTACTTGCGTTTACTCTTAAATTTCCCCAACTATTTGTCGTAGCAGTTGGATTAATCCAAGTATCAATACTAATATTTCCAGAAAAATTTGCATCTTTAATATAAGCGCCAGCCCAAACATTAGATACATTTCCTAATGTAAAATAATTAGTAATACTTGGATTTACATTTGCATAAACATTACCTACCGCTGCATTAACATTGGTATAGAGAATACGTTGACCACCTGCAGTAATGCCATCCATGACATATACATAATCTGTTGCTTCATCAATGACTAATTCACCATTGTGACCAACAAGATTACCTATTTCAAGAAAACTAATCTTACCAAAATAACGACGCAGTGCCATGCTTATATCCTAATATCTTATATTTACCATAAAATGATTGTTTAAGAACCCATGAGATTAATGCATATCAGGTATTAATGCACTGCAACAAAATAAATATTGCACTGCACTAAATATCTGCGTAAAATGTATAGCAAATGGAGATTTTAAATGAACACTATCCTAGAAAAGATAGCTAAAGTCATAGAACAAAATCGTGAAGCACTTTCACTTCGTCGCAAATATTATAAAACCTATGATGAATTAAGCCGTTTGAACGATAGAGACTTGGCTGATATTGGTATCAATCGTGGTATGATTGAACAAATCGCATTTGACCATACATATAATACTTCTCGCTAATATTTTTTTATATTTTGGTCAATAAAAAAAGGGGCTGAAAAGCCCCTTTTTCTTTTTCTGTACTCCGTAAAACTTACTGGAATGAAAGGTTGCTAACGTTGATTTCACTTAGGTAGTCAGCTGCGTTACCGAAGCTGCTTGCTACGTTTGTGAGTTCTACATAACCATAACGAGTCATGAAGCCAACTACTGGTTCAAATGTAGTTGGATCAAGGATAACACCACTGCTCATTAGAGGAATATATGGGCAATAGAACGCAGCTGCATCAGCTTCGCTAGTTCCCTTATAACCAACTAGAACAGGAATAGTGTCGTCAGCATAGCTGTCAACATAAACACGCATTGCACCGTTGAGAGTGCCAACGAACTTAGTGTTTGTTGGAGCTTCAAAAGCACCTTCAGTTGTGCGTGCGAAAGCTGAAGTTGTTGCAGACTGAAGAACAGTCAATGCAGCACTACTTACAACAGCCCAGTTACCTGCACCACGACGAGTGCGTTGTGCAATGAGGTTAGCAGCACGGTTGATAAGAACAGCTAGAGCAGCATGTTCGTCACCAACGAATGTTGCAGTACCACTTACAGTAGCTTGGTTGTAAGTAAATTCTTGTGCAGCCAATGAACGTAGGCTGTAAAGGATTTCTTGATCAATTTCAGCAGTGATTTCTTGTGCAAGAGCAGCCATGATTTCTGCTTCAATGTCAAGACCATGCATAGCCTGTGCATCTTGAGCAGCTTCGAAAGTCCAGCGTGCGCTTAACTTACGAGTCTTTGCTTCAACAGGTTGCTTTAGGATTTGAACATTGAGCTTACGACCTGGTGTACCTTCCATAGCAGCAGTGAAACCAGCCTTACCGTCAGTGCTTGTTACACCACTTGCAGTTCCAGAATAACCACTTGCAATCTTAAATGGTGAAAGTGCTTCATCATTAAGAGCAACGTCAGTACCAGCCTGACCGCTTGCGCTTGAAGTGAATGTTTCAGCATAACGAACACGAAGAGTGTGGATCTGTGCAACAGGTCCAGTCATTGGTTGAACACCAACAATTTCGTTTGCAATAACAGTTGGCATAACACGGCGGATAACAGGGAGGATAACACGGTTAAGTGTTGCAATGTTACCAGCTGCAGTTGCACCAGCACTTGCGCTTTCAGCAAGATACTTTTTAGTATTTTCGAGCACCATGCTCATTGTTGTACGACGATTACCGCTTAGACCTTCTAAAAGGGCTGTCTTGGTTTCGTCCCAACGACTTTCAATTAATTCTTGTGACATAGGGTCTTCTCCAAATTTATATTATCACTTTAGACCAGCAAGACGCTTCATTTCAATTATGTTTGAAGAATCTTTCTGTTCAGTTTTAACAGCACGATCACCTGTAACTTCTTTTTTGCTTTCAACGATAGTTTGCTTTACAGCTTCTACCTTTGGAGCATTACCTTCCATTACTGGGTTTAAGTACTTTTTGTATGCTGCGTCCAATTTTTCTGTTGGGACTGATTCCAATAGTTGTGACATTACAGCGGCTTTGTCTTTGCTAAGAGGACTTAGCAATTCGTTGAGTTTACCGTTACGAGCAATGCTTTCATTGATTTTACGGATTTCTACTTCTTTTGCCTTAACTTCAGTCAACGCACGTTCTTGTGCATCACGAGCTTCACTGATTTGACGAGCCATTAACTCGATCTTACCAGTAAGTTTCTTGATGTCTGCACGTTCATTAAGGTAGCTTGCGCCAAACTCAGTTGCAAAGGCTTCGAAAATCTTGCGACCGAAGTTGTTTTCCTTAGCTTCCTGAATATCTGTTTTGAGTTGGTTTAATTCTGCACGTAGATGATTTGTAACTGTGCCTTCTACAAGTGAACTTGCCTTCTTTACGAAACTATCACGAAGTGCTTCTAGTTTCTTACGACCTTCGGTTACTACTGCAACCTTGGTACGAGCAAGATCCATCTTGTCTGCAGCAAATTCTGCAATTTCATTTTGTA